CGACTACCAAAATATACGGGATACGCAATGGTGAGGACTGGGTAAAAGACCAGGCGTTCATGTCATTCAGCCACCATGCTCATTGCCATATGGTTGGAGTTGCACCATACATAGGCAAAGGTTTGGAAGACAAGTGCCAGGCGTTAAAGCCAATTGGATTAGGCACTATCAATTATGAAGCTGTAACTGAACGCAAGCAAGTAGCGAGTTACATTACTAAATATCTCACAAAAGGTAAGACACGATCAGTGACCTACGGTTGTATGAGGAGGAATAAAAAATGAATAATTGTGATTGCATCGTAGACGAGCAAACAGGTGAACGAATATACTGTGAAGATTGTATATACGATGAAGAAGAGGCCGAGACATGCAATTCCCGACATCAATGTCGGTAATCACTACTTCAGCTCCCGACTACACAAGTTTTCGCAGTAGCGAAAAGTCGGGCGGCGTCTCGGATTAGAATGAAGATAGAATCCGGCGAATATTATCGGGACCCTGGACAATACCTTTTTTCCAGAAACCATCAATGGGTGATGAATATAAATCTAAAGCCGCTTCACGACCTTCATCACCGAAGAATGCATTTGATAGACCAGTTCCAAATACCATTCCAAGTCCATAACCAGCAGCGAGTGCACCAGAAGCACGAGCAACATAAGGAGCAGCAGCTCTAGTAGCAGAGGCAGCAATCTTAGTCGAAGTAACAGCCATTGGATAAGCAACATTACGTGCTGACCAACTGGCTAATTTTATACCTTTACGTCGGGTTATAGGATGAGCAATTAAACCGACCAGGGTATGCGTAAGAACTTGCTTAGGATTGGACATAATCCAATACTCAAGTGGCGTTAATCTGACTGCCATCAGTATCTACGCCTTTTTGTGAAATTTCTAGTATTAGTTTTGCGAGCATATCTCCCAGTAGATCTCTTCTCAACAAACTTAACTTTCTTACCGTTGCGATATTCATAACAACCGTATTTTCCCCTTCGGGTTCTAAACATTTTTCCGTGTGTAATTCTAGCCACAAATTCCAACTCCATAATCAACGATAGGCTGTGTGAAGCCTAATACGTGGAAAGCAAGTATACCAATCATATACTGTAATTGGTTCTCTTTCAAATGAATCATGAGGCGAGCCCCGCCAGTGACGTCACTGGAAACCGTAGGTTCTGGGTGAGTTTCTACTACGGGACTCATATCAAACGCCCCTTTCGGCTAATACGCCTTTGTAATTACCAGGGGCGAGTGTAATCTCCATAAAGATTTCAACTTCTGGGTCAAATTGAACAGGATTAAACCTGAGTAAACCCAATGGAGCAACAAAAGGACCAGTATTGTAAGTTGAATAAGCAGAAGCATCACCAACATTATTCAACAAAGCAGCTGAGAAAACCTGAGGAGCTGGCAAGAGAGTATCTCCACCAGGATAATCATTAATATCATAAGGAGGATTATCATTAAAATTAGTAACATTTTGAATTATGTCAGCTGACATTTCATCGTGAGAAGATTCACGAATATACATGTTAGTATTATAACCAGGTGGCTGCACCGGATCAGGTGCTAAAATAACAGATCTAGAATCAGCATAAGATTTAATCAAACTAGCTGACGTTACAGCATTGTTGAAGGGACCTGGAGGAACATGGTCACCAACAACGTGCATAGTTACTTCTTGGGCGTTGCCTAATCCACCGGAACCGCCGGTAATAGGAACAACAAACTCTGAAGCTTCCCAATCACCAAGAAGAGTTGAAGTTCCAGCAGGAACAAGATTAGCACCCATGCCTAAAGCAACATGCTGTGAATCTAAAAATATTTTAAAATCTGACCAACGAGCTTTAAGAGAAGGACTCTCTTTCAAAACTTCAGCTCTTTGTTCCTTCCAATTTTCAAAAGCCTTTGTGGTTGCATTATCAGCAACCCATGTGGTAGGGACTTTGAAACAATTGATAGCCCCTCCACCAGTAGCATAGAATTTAATATTCTCAACTGCATAATTCATTCCCTGTCGATAAAAACGACGATTAACTAGCGATAGAGATTGCGCTAGATCTACATATTGCTCACCAGTAAAATTGTCAAATCCAATATACAATTTTCTAACTGTCGAAGTCATAGGACTCTGTGCCATAGGCAGTGTTAGAAGTAAACCGGTGTATAATAGTTACCGAGTTTACTAGAAACATGTGCGTAACTGTAAGTTACTGGGCAATCTAATAACTTGGTAATGCTCCAAGTGAACGATGCGAATACTGGGTCAACCGGCGGTGAATATACCCGAACCGATATTGACCCCAACAACAAGTAAAGAGCCTTCGGCAAATTTTACGCTCGAATACAACCCGCAAGCAGGGTTCACTTGTCCCAAGTGTCCGAACAGAATCTACGATCCTAATCCTGATTATGCCAGGATTAAGAAATCGGTTCTCAAAGGTAAAAGTGATTACAGAACTGTATCACTCCATCTACCCTCACGTTGTGCCAGGTGTGATGGAATTTACACACGATACAAACGTATGCAAAGAAGAACTACAAAAATATGGAAGCATTGTAAGAACTTAGGTTTCCACGAGTGGAGATATGAATTCCCTAAGTTAATCACATTTGCACTTCAGTCTGATAAATCAGATTCAACAAGAGCTGATAGTGAAATGAAAGTATTGCGATCTAAGATGAGACCAGCGAAAAAGATTCTCGAAAAAGAACTCGGTGTTCGTGGCGGAACTTACGTCTTAGAATCGACTACCAAAATATACGGGATACGCAATGGTGAGGACTGGGTAAAAGACCAGGCGTTCATGTCATTCAGCCACCATGCTCATTGCCATATGGTTGGAGTTGCACCATACATAGGCAAAGG